ATGCGCCTACTGAAGCTGGTAACTGTGGTGGTCCCGTTATTTCTTGTGCAAATGGAGCCTTAGTGGGCTTTCATATTGCTGGAAGTGATGCGGTAAACCGTTTCGTTCCTTTAACCTCTAAGATAATTGAGGCTCTGAAGGCGAGCGAACCCACACTGAAAAGCATGCTTTTTCAGTAACTCCCCCGGCCCCGTCAACTCTTTCTGAAGAGGGACGGGAGTTCTGGGGGCGTTACCCGTTGGAATTTCAAGCGGGAATTTCAGCGCGAGCCCACATATCGCCGCTGCACGAAAGAATGTTGAAGCAGCGTTATTTTCCTATAGTTGGTAGTGTGCCAAAACACTTTACGGCGAAGAATCGCCGCCACATGGACCTTAACGTTGCCATGTTTGAGGCTGACGCAGAGAAGTCTGTAGATCGCCAAGCATGGGGGCTTCCTAAGCCAAATTTGGAAGCTTCTTACATTTCGCTTGCTAAGTATGCCAAAGACGTTCCTAGTCTTAGCCCTAAGCAAGTTGATAGGATGAACAAAGCGTTCAGTTTCACCGAGCGCCAGTTCATGCCCTATATGTCTGACTCGCGAGTCAAAGGACTCGACGAAGTTGTTGACGGACTTGATAAGTCCACCTCACCTGGTTTTCCATGGGTGAAGACATATAAAACAAAACGAGACATGATTGATAATTGGAAAGATTTTAATCAATACATGATTGAGGATTGGGAACGGTTGAAGGATCCTCTTTGGACCGCCGTTTTCGGAAATTCCTTGAAGGAGGAAATCCGACCTGCAGAGAAAATTGCGCAGAATTCAATTCGCACATTTACTGCTGGCCCTATCGAAGCAACAATCCATGGAAATAGATTGTTTGAGGATATGAACCAGAAATTCTATGCCTCACATTTGCGAAGTGCTAGTGTTGTTGGCTTTTCCCCACTGAAAGGTGGTTGGAATGAGCTTTTCAACAAGCTTCGGAAGTTCCCTATGGGTTTCGCATTGGATGAGAGTCAGTATGACTCTTCTTTGCGTTCCTATCTTATGTGGAACTGTGCCGAGTTTCGCTGGAAAATGCTTCGTGAAGAAGATCAAACGGAGGACAACCATATGCGGCTCCTCACGTATTATCGCAATTTGATCAATACAGTGATATTGACATCTGAAGGTGTGCTTGTCATGAAGCTTGGAGGTAATCCCTCGGGCTCAGTGAATACAATCTCTGATAACACACTCATCCTCTACACGCTTCTTGCGTTTGCTTGGCTAATGGTAGCCCCAGAGGGTATGGATTCGTATGAGGCTTTTGAAGCTCATACCTCCAAAGCCCTTGTAGGAGATGATAACACTTTTACAGTGTCACCAGAAGCGATAAACTTCTTTAATGCTCATAACATAATCCCAG